TACGAATTGCAGCAAGAGCTTTGTTGGCTTCAGCAATAACCGGACTTTCAACACTTTCGTCGTTAAAAACGTCAGAAGTGCCGTCCGAAAACTGCTCGGCTGCCTTAAGCTTATTATTAGCGTCGTGAAACGCTTTCTGGTTGTCTATTACTCGTTTGGCAAGGGTCTTTGCCTGTTCGGGTGTTGGATTATCAAGGTCAATACCTTGTTTCTTTGCCCAATCAGCGACCTCATCTACTTGTTGACCATCGGTGACCTGCGAGGTATCACCCTGATTACTGTCAGTAGAATCTTGTCCGACCTGCGGAGTATCAACATTCGCACCATCTGAGGTGTCGTTTGAAGATGAGGCTTGTTGGCCTGTGTCCGCCGGTTGTTGCTGAGAGGTTTCAGGGGAAGTCGCGTTTTGGACGCCCTGATTTTGGTCCTCAGTAGAACCGGGAGTGGAATCATCCATCTCTTTTATGCTCCATTGTTTGTTTTATGCTTGCCTATGCAAGCCTACGACCAATATGATCTTAGGCTCACTTGGAAAGCTAAATCGTGCGCTGATTTGTAATGTACGAACTTATTATATCACCCATTAGCAACATGTGCAAATTACGGGTTGCAATAAATTCAGAATCTGTTGTAGCTGCCAAATCTTTACAGCCCTGAACTTGGGTTTCAATGAAGCGTTGCAAATCCTCCAGAAGTGGAGCGGCTGCGGGGTCAAGATAAAGAGACTTCGCAGCCTTCCGTTCCTTAAGAAGCTGTTCGCGTTTTTCGGCCTGTGCTTCCAGGCGTGAATTTAGCGGTCGTTCCTCCATTTGGGTATATTATACCATTAGCTTTATGCTATTGTCAACGCATTTTGCCGGGTAGCATTTGCTGGGCGGCCGGTTTGTTCTGACCGGGAGTACCAGCTGGTGGAAGACCAGCTAGCATATCTGGGTTGTCGCCAGGGAGCGCGGCTCCGGCTGGGTTCAGTTGTGGGAAGGGTTGTTGCTGTTGCTGATCGCTTTTGGCCATTGCCAAAGAAGTATCGGCGTCGGTTGGTCCCATAAATGAGGAGGTCTGATCTTGATTCGATGGAAGCGGCATACCCATCTGTTCCATAGCTGTAGCAGTCTGTTCTCCACCAAAGCCTTCTTGCGAAGTAATATCCTGTGTTTGAAGTGGGTTGAGTTCGCCAGATAGACGGACATCGACCTTTGGACGTAGTGGGGCTGGGGTTGGATTGTGGAGTAGACGATTGACTTCTTCCTGATCGGCTCCAAGTTTTGTAAGGATAAAGCGAAGGGCTTCAGCCTGGTTAATCCACTGATTACCAAGAATCATCTGGTACATTTGGTTAAGCTTCTGGCCTTGTTCAAGATCGAGCTTTTGAACTGTGCTCTTTAGTTTAACGTGTGGTTCGTACCAACCATAGTAATCATATGGGTCGTAGTCTTTGAAGGTCACCCCATCAGGTCCGGCAATGCGGATAGCAGTTGGTTGGTCAACAAAAATCTGGCTCATCTTGAACATGATTGCGCCAAGCTGTGCATAACCTTCCGATTCAAGGTTTGTAACCTTGGTTGTAAAGCGTTGCTGAGCCTGAGAAAGAGTCGATGAGACTTCTGTCGCTGTAACGCGGCCGACACTTTGAGAAACACCTTGAACTACTTCGTCAGCAGCTGTAGCAGCGCGCATTTCTGACTTAATTTCGGCCTTTTTCCGGTCAAGGTCCTGATTCATCACCGGACGTTCAATAACAGTGAGGGCGTTCTTAGGAATAGGATAAACAGCACCGGGGATAGATTCAATTTCAGGTACCAGATCAGCATACTGAGGGTCAATCTGCCACATGACGTTGTTGTAATAGGCAACATTGTCAAGATCCATGTTTTCAACGTCATTAAGAGTTTCTTGACGAGCTTTGATGACTTCTACTTCACCACGGGCGAAGAACAGACTTGAGTCTACATAGTTACGGAGAATAGCAAATGGAGCAAATGGTTCAATTGCTTCAATATCCTTCTTAACGGGCTGAGGAGCACCGTTTACCTCAACTTGTACTGTTACAGTTTGGGCTGGGGCTTGGAATGGAGTGTCAACCTCACGGATAATAGTCCCACGATTGGCGATTTCACAGACTTTCTTAGTGTCCATGTAATACATCAGGATAACTTCTACCTGACGGGTATTTTGAGAGCCAAGGGTTGAGCCGAGGAGCTGTTCCTTTTTCTGCTTGTCAAGTGGTTCACCGTTAGTTGGCTTGCTAGTGTCCTCTAGTTGGTCGAGGTTCTTGTATTTTGGTACCATTTCCCCCGTTTTGGGGTCAACGACCATCTGAGAACGAAGGGCCTCTTTATCGGCTAGGTAGCGGAAACCAATGTAACGGGCGTTTTCAACAGTAGTCGCAGCGGGGTCTACAAAGAAGTCTCTCAGTGGAACGTTTTGAACGACAGGGATTTTCTTCTTGGAATCCCAAGTAATGTGAAGAATACCATTTCCATAGATCAAGGAGTCACGAACCCACTGTTGAGCTTTGATACCCATACGGTTTGATTCCCAGAAATAGTCTATGAGATTAGAAAGAACTTCAGTGTCTTGATTTTGTTCTTCATAGGTAGGGACAAATTGAAACTTAGGGTTTCCACCAGCAATGTTAGCTACAAGAGATTCAATGATTGTGAATGTTTCAGGAACAAAGGCGTCATTAACACCAGCATAACCAATATCAACTCGACGGTTATTATAAAGGCGATAGCAGTCATACCACAGAGTATGGTAGGCTGTGCGAACGTAACGATAGGCGTCCTGAAAGTCATTCAGGTAAGTGCCAATATCTCTAATCTTGTCTGAAGACGAGTTCTGTGCGGGTGCTTGAGAAGTCGCGTCTGAAGTGTACTGGGTATTTTTTGTTGGTTTCATTTTTTATTTTTTTTAGTCGTTTTACTGGCCGAGCTGGTTTGAGTTTTTTGACGTTTGGCTTACCGACTTTGAGTGAACTGCGGTCCCAGTCTTGCCAATCGAACATCTGTAGAGCAATAGCTTTTGCCATCACAGTGTCATCGTGCATTCCCTCTACCGCGTTCGTCATTCCCCGGTCATCTCTAACGTACGTCATACATTCACGTATAAATGTTATGTCGTAGTCTATTATATCATGTTCTCGGATACTTGTCGCTAGTGAGTCGATCATAAGCGGCTTTGTTTTACGGTCGGTTCTCCACCCCATTTTTGCGGTTGAGGTTTCAAATAGCTCGTCCATCTTGGATTCTCGCATATAAAGATTGCGATAGAATCTATCTCTAATTCTCTGAATTGTAGTCAATCCATGATTATTTACCTCTATACCAAGAAGGGCATTATTGTACCACCAGCCGAGGAGAACCGCTTCGTCACCAAGCAGATCAGGGTCGGTATGACCGCGCCAACGGGCGACAGTCTTAAGATTATCAGCTCTGACCACATCAAGAACAGAAAAGTCTCCGTGCTCAAGACCTTCGGCTACATCTCCGCCAATTATATACTTTACACCTTCTTCGGGTGGTTCCCAGACTTTAAGAGGTCCTTCGGATATCTTCTCGGCCGTCACGTTATCACGGTTACCATCGAGCATGTAGTAATCAAACTTCTTGCTCATGGCTACTCGTTCCATCTCTAGGAGAGCTTTAATGTCAAACACCGGACGACCAGTAGCAATGAAGGCTTCTTCAGCAGTTGATGGGTATTCCTGCTCAAATTTATCAGGGTCGGAGCGGAATTCCTTCATCTTCCATCTGCGCCACATTATTTTACGCTTCCAAGTCTTCTCTGGGTAGCCGAACTCCTTAAACATTGAAATGAGTTCTTTTTCTTTTTCGGTGTAATTGATCTTAGGAGGAACGTTCATCTCGTATTCTGGGTGCTCATGCCAAGGGTAAAAGATTGGGGTAAAGATCGAGTCACCTTTTTTGGCAAATTGCCACTCATCATAGAAGTATCCACCAACTCCATTTGCGGTAGACTCAAGAAAAATGAAGGTATCAGCTAGGGAAGG